AAGTCGAAACCGCAATCAAACACAAAAACGTAGAACTCGTACTCGTAACTCAAGAGCAGCTGAAAACGAATAAGTATTTAAATAAATCATGTATTATTCTATAATGATACATATTTATTACAAGAGAAACTATATCGCATTCAACCTGTATATCAATTCATTAACAAGAATATTTACAAATAATCATATCGAATATAAAGTAATAACAAACATAAAGGATGCCATAGATTATGACTATTTAATACTTTTTGTCAATGATGCAACAGATGTAATGCATATCAAAGATAAGGTTATATTTATAGTCGCAGACTATTTTATTCTTCATTCAAAGGATTTCCAAGAAAAGTTTACACATTATGTTAAAGTCATAAACCCAGACAATATCTATGTATGGGAATACAATGTTTTGAACATAGAATATTACAAGATTCATCTTCCCAATATTAAAATGACATTTATACCTTTACTATACAACAAGTATTTGGAAGAGGTATATAATGTACCGCGAATCGAGTACAAAGATAAACCGATTGATGTTTTGTTTATGGGTTGCGTAAGCGAGCGAAGAGTTGAATTACTTAAAAAGATACAAGGAAGGTATAAATTTTATTTTATGACAAACGTGAATGACATGAACAGATACATGAATATTATAGAGAATAGCAAAATTATAATACATATTTTTTCAAATGATTTCAATCGTACCTTTGATTATTATCGTTTTTCCATGCTTTTGGCGAATAAAGTAATGATTCTAACAGAAGATTATATCGAAGATGAAACAGATGTACCCTTGATAATTTGTAACTATGATAACTTTGTTGAAAAAATACAAGAATTACTACAGAAACCTCCTGAAGAAATTTCTGAAATTGTGGAAAAATCTTATAACGAATTTAAAAAATATGATATGGAGAAGTATGTATTGGATTTTTTTAAGCCCTTGTATAAGCCTTTGGAAAAACCTTTACAGCTTTTTAAAGTGTTTATGTCAGAAGACGTGTTAGAACCTTTAAACAAGACACTCATGTCGGGATTTATCAGCCAAGGAGAGCAAGTAAACCTCTTCGAAAAAAAGTTAACGGATTTTTTTGGAAACGAAAATCTATTAACTTTAAATTCGGCAACTTCAGGGCTAACTCTTGCATTAAGGTTACTATTAAAGCCAAGCGAAAATTGGCCAGGGATTGACAAAGACGATTATGTTTTGTCTCCAGCCCTGACATGTTTCGCGACCAATGTAGCAATCTTAGCCAATCACTGTAAGATTAAATGGCTTGATACAGACAATACGACAGCCAATGTTTCCATCGAAGATATTAAAAGAAAACTAAGCAAAAAAACAAAGGTTCTTTATCTAGTCCATTGGGGAGGCTACCCAGTAGATTTAGATGCACTAAAAGAACTACAAGAAGAACATCTGGTAAAGTATGGGTATAAGTTTATGATTGTAGAAGACTGCGCCCATGCCTTTGGAGCTGAATACAAAAATAAAAAATTGGGCAATCACGGAAACATTTGCGTCTTTAGTTTTCAGGCCATTAAGCATTTGACAACGGGGGATGGAGGATTGATTGTTTTGCCAAATCACTTGTATGAGAGAGCCAAATTACTCCGATGGTTTGGTATAGACCGAGACAAACGAAATTATAAAAAGGATTTTAGACTAGAAAATGACATTTCAGAATGGGGATATAAATTTCACATGAATGACCTAAATGCAGTAATAGGTTTGTACAATTTACCTCATATCAACGGTCTTTTAGAAAAAAATAGAGAAAACCATGACTATTTGTATAAAAACTTGAAGGGGGTCGAATTACTCGAAAATAATCCAGATAGAAAAAGCGCTTGTTGGTTATTTACAATAAAAGTCAATAACAAGACCGATTTTATTGAAAAGATGAAGGATAAAGGTATTATGACAAGTCAGGTACACAACAGAAACGATTTGCATAGCTGTGTCTCGGAATTTTCTTGCGACCTACCGAACATTACGGAGTTAGAAAAGTCATTGGTATGTATTCCCTCTGGTTGGTGGCTAGAGAAAAGAGAGCTGGATTATATCATTGTGTCCATTCACGAAATATTAAATAATAAATAGTTATAATGAGAATAGGGAATCATCCTTATGAAGATAGCGACATGAAAGTAGGAAGATATTCATATAGTGCAAATAATATTAAGATACATTTTAAAAATAAAAACTCAAAACTTTTTATAGGAAATTTTTGTTCTATTGCAACAGACCTTAATGTTCTTTTAGCAGGAAATCATAGAACAGATTTAATAACTACCTATCCCTTTGGATTTATAAATCAAAATGTATTTAATACATTTGATGGAAAAGGTACAGAAAATTCCGATACAACTAAAGGAAATGTTGTCATTGGAAATGATGTATGGATTGGAGGCGATGTGACGATTATGTCTGGTGTAAAAATAGGGGATGGATGTATCATTGCAAAAAATAGCCATGTTGTTAAAAGTACTGAACCTTACTCTATCTATGGAGGAAATCCTGCAAAATTCATTAGGTATAAGTTTTCGGAAGAGATAAGAAATAAATTATTAAAAATAAAATGGTGGGATTTTGATGATAAACTATTAAATGAAAATTTACCTTTATTGATGGATAATGATATTAATAAATTTATATATAAATTTTATCCAAAACTAACAAATTACGAAAACATAGTTATCATACCGTCATTAATTTATTGTAATTGCAGTTATTCAAAAGATGAACGATACGAACAGACAAAGGTTACTATAAAAAGTGTAAGAGATAGAATCCCAAATTCATTTATTATATTAATAGATATATCACCTTTTACAAGCGACGAATCCGCGTATTTAAAAAATAATTGCGACCTTTTTATAAATCCAACTGACCCAGAATTATCTAAAAAAATAATTGGTAAAAAATCTTACGGTGAAAAATCATATTTGGAATATGTACTAAATTTATTAAACACCGATAAAGAGTATAACTATAGCAATTTTATAAACGTAAGGAACCTATTCAAGGTGGGTGGCAGATATTTTTTAAATGAAAATTTTGACTATAATAAATATGATAATGAATATGATATTATTTCTGTATTTCCATCACATTTATACAATAATGCATGTCACTCATCCTGTTTTAAAATAACAAAATCTAATAGTAATGATTTTTTGGATAGTTTAAAAATATTTGACAATAGTCTAAAGGTTGACATTTTAGATATGGAGCGTATGTTATTTAATCATATAAATAGAATGACAAATACAAAAGACAAACACTATAAACATAAAACGATTGATACAATAGGAATGACATGCCTCCCTTCAAACTCGACTTCTATTTCATACTGTTAGTCTAAATTCTCATTTGAGAGCCAGAAATATTAAATCCGCATTTTTGATAGAATTTAATATTTTTATCCAAGCAATTTAAAATCACTTTGTAACATTTAAACTCCTCTAATCCTATTTTTACCAAAGCATTTATGATTTCTTTTCCAAGTCCATGTCCTCGATAGTTTTCACTGATGATGACATCCTCTATTTGTCCCACTGGATTATTATGCATTTTTTCCAGTTTAAAGATGGTACCCGCGCCAATAATTTTATCCAATCGTATCACCACTATTTTTATGTCTGGTCTTTGGATATATTCTTTAAAATACTCAACGGTAATATCCTTTTTATAATTGGAGAATTCAAACATCAGTGCCATGTATTCTTCTAAATCATCGCTTTTTAAAAGAGAATATTCCATTGCATCTATTAATTAAATTTCTTTAAACCGTTCACATTTCTTCCAACCACTCCTTATTTTCCAGCGTCCATCGCACCGTTTTTTCCAACGATTTTTCAAAATCAAACTTGGGACACCAACCAAGGGTTTCTATTTTTGTCCCGTCTAGACCATAACGGAGGTCGTGACCAGGTCTATCACTATGAAAATCTATCATTTCATAGATTAATTCTTTACCCATATACTTTGAAATTAATTGGGCTAAATCTAGGTTAGATATTTCTTTTTCACCTGCAATATTGTATTTTTCTCCTATTTTACCATTTTGTATTAAAAACAATACAGCGCTTGCAATATTTTGCGCGTGAATGTAAAATCTGCTTCCTGATACTTGTTTTTCAGGATAGGAATGTATATAAATCTTTTCATTGTTCAATATTTTTTTGATACATAAAGGGATGAACTTTTCCACATGTTGTCTTTCACCAAAAGCATTCATTACGTTTACACTCATTAACGGTATTTTGTAAGTATTTTCATAGGCGACGCAAATATTTTCAGCTGCAGATTTTGAAGCAGAATAGGGGTTCGTAGGTCGATGACGGTCCCATTCTTTATACAAAGTATTGATGGCTGGTCCATAGACCTCATCCGTGCTAAAGTAAAAGAATATCTTTAAATTTAGGGTTCTAGCATATTCCAACATTTTTAAAGTACTTACCACATTATTATTGATGACCTTTTCTGGCTCCTTGATACTATTATCCACATGTGTCTCCGCTGCCATATGTACTATATAATCAACCTCGCCAATTTCCTTTTTGATTCCTTCTGAAATATCATTGCAAATGTCTATGGTAAATATTTTTACCCTTTTTGAATAAAAAAGCTCGTTATTTTTTAATCGATTAAACCCCATACTGGCATAGGTTAATTTGTCAAAGATAATGATTTCCCAGTCTGTATTTTTATGAATGTACTCTGCAAAATGATGTCCTATAAATCCACAACCACCCGTTAAGATTATTTTTACCATTTTATAATAACGTTCATAATAATTAAATACTTAATACCAATTACTTTTTACTTTTAAGTGTCGCCTTTCTCTCGGAAATAAAAGCTCTTATCGGTTTGTCCAGAGTTAATATTTCATTGGTCCACGGAAGCGGTCCCACAGGAAACTTGCGCCAAAAGAACGATTCTTTGTGTAAAGCCGTATCTAACTCTTGAATACTGATACTGTAATAGGTCTTGGGGTTTCTACCTACATCGTCGCGTAAAGCGCTTTTGATTCGTATTCGATTTCCTGTTAAAAAGGATTGCTCCATTTGCTCTAATTGATAGAGTTCATCACTTAGAGCACCTCTCTTTTTTTGTGTATCCTCCCAATTATCATAAGTAATTTCAAAGTCCTTCATATAATCCACTTTGTCTCGCGCGTTTATCAGAGACAAAAAGAATTCGTCGCCCACATGCATCTTATTAAAAAAGTCAAAGGACTCCTTCAACAATTTGGAAACGTGATACCGAGACAAACACATCCGAGCATAATGCTTGGTAAAATCATATCTTTCAAACCCTGGCTGCGTCTCGATTCTTTCCTCTCGGTCGTATTTAGAGATTCGCATGAACTTTACAAAGGAAGTCTGGATATCATGTTCCATCATTTTGTTATAAAAGGCATCAAACTTTTTTAGAGGAATACAGGACTCACTTATGGTAACAAACTTTACATTATCTTCATCTTTAAAAGCCTCTTGAAATAAATGATAATAAGCATTGGTAATAAATCCCCAACCCGTTTTCACGGTATCAATCCTTTTTTCATTATAAAAAGGAATAACCTTCTCTGGGTTCTTTGCGTGTCTATAAATCGATATCTTATGTCCTTTGTCTTTAAAATACTCATTCCATACTTGGGGCTGATTCACGTTGTCAATGGTTAAAAAGAGAAACGCAATCTTGTCAGGAGAATATAAAAAGGAATGATTGTCCAAAGAATAAAAATGCTTGGGCGAAGAAAGAGGCGTTGTCGGCAACCGTACCTTTTCCTTTTTAAAAGAGCTTGATAATCCTTCTTCCGTGACCACAATCACTTCTGACCATAGATACACGGGGATTGTATCCAAGATTTCAAGAATGTTTGAATACAAAAGCGGATATAAACTGTGATAAATGTATATAGCTTTGCTTTTTAAAGAATCCGATACGTCTACCATATTTACCAGAATTAAATCATCATTGCCAGGCTCATAGGCAGGCGACTTGTCTCCGATAATTTTAATGACCAACCTCTTTTTTAATTCAAAGGTAGGGGAAAAGGTGGGAGTGGTCTTTCGCAAAAAGAAGGACCCCTTCATTTTTTCCAAATCGGTTGGTAACAATCGATTATAAACAACAGGGTGTTTCTGTACATTATTTTTTAACCATTCTACATAGACCGTTTTATGGTCTGTAAACGTGTATGCGGGATTGACATACTTCAAAAGAGACAAAAAGTAAAGCTCGTCCCAAGCAGCCTTAATCGTATACCTCCTCTTTTTAAGGTACTCGTCGTAATCGGCGCGCCGAGACAAAATCGTACCGACGTCCTCTTTGCTTAAAATCCACCACTGACTTGTCTTCCATTCATTTTCTTGTTGTTTTTGAAGATGAAACATGGATTTACTTTGAAACTTTAATACACTTTTTAAGTCATCAAACGAAACCAGAGGATAAACATCATACGCCAACAATATGTACCATGCGTGATTTTTGGCATAGGCTTTTTCAAGTAATTGAATTGTTGCATCGACAATCGACTTTTTCGCCCATTCGGTTTCGTAACTTTCCACGTGATATTTGGTGCTAATCATTGACGGGGTTTTTGCGTTTACATACACGGATTGTCCTCTGATAAAGTCCTTGGTTTTCTGATGGGTAATGTCATCATAGGTTAAAAATAAAAATGCCATCTCCGATACTCTTGTACGCGGGACTGGTCTTTTTGTTTTATTCATTTTAGAATTTGGATTTTTTTTACTTTTTGCATTATTCCTTGACTTTGGTGTTGGTTTATGCATATATTATATTATAAATATATAATGTCAAAAAAGCAAAAAATACAAATACAAATTCAAAATTAATCTATTTATTTTTTATTGTTTTATTAGTTCAAATAGTAGTTACCTATTTGTATACAAACGCCAAACGATTTTCAATTAGAGCATTAATAAGAAATGTAACACTAGTTATTTTTATTTATTTATTTATAAAAACAAAGAAATTTATTTATTTATTATTACCTATTTTGATTGAATTTTTATTGGAAACAATGAAGTATTACGGATACTATTTAGATAAATATATTGCAACCGAATATTTATATTCTGATTTTTTCAGGGATGCTGTTAAAAATAACAATATCTATTCTAATTTTTCAGAAGGTTTATATGATAATTATTTTGGTATAAGCACCTATGATAATAGTCCTGAAAATTCGATAAAAGTAAACGAATGGGCAAAAGGATTTTATGAAAATGCCTATAAAAATAAAACACCTGTTATTACGGATTTAAATGGAAAATTACACGAAAACCCATATGAAATTAAAAAACTTGGAGAAACAAATAAATTCAAAAGAATATGCGAACTATGCAATATCCATAAGGGTATGAAAATTCTAGAGATTGGATTCGGTGAATGCGACTTTATGAAATACTTGAAAGATACTTACGGAATAAAACCTGTTGGGGTAAGTATATCGGAAGAGCAAGTAAAAGTAGCAAG